TCCAAGTGACGACGATGGTGTTGGTAGAATTGGGAGATAGGTAAATCACGCTATCCTTAAATGTAGGATGCGCCCGAATTTCACAATTTGCGCCCGATGCTTCGGTAGAGTTCGGCCCTCCGCTCGGCGGTCTTGCTGATGTCAAAGCGTTCCCGTACATCCTTGGACAACTGCACGGCCAAGGAGCGAGCGTAGTCGGGCTCGTTCACGAACTTGCGGACCGCCTTATACCATGCGTCTTTCTTGCCGTAGGGGATGAGCAACCCGTTGTGCCCGTGGACGATGATGTCCGTATAAGGGATGGTTTCCGAGGCGATGATAGCCTTGCCCATCCATCCTGCTTCCACGACTTTCAGTTCGCTTTTAAGGCGGTTGAACTTGGTATCACGCAGGGGGGCGATGGTTGCGTTGATGAAGTTGTACCCGCCCACATAGGAGTAGATGTCCGCCGCTTGGATGCGTCCGTAATTCTTGTTTAACCCCCTGCATGATAGCATCCGCTCGTAGTCATCGTAAACGGCGTTCCCGTCGTTCCACCCGCCAAGGTAGATTTTGTATCTCCCATCCAGCGACTTGTCGTGGGCAAGCAGGCTGAAGGAATGCTCCACCAAGGCGATGTCCTCCTGATGCTGCGCCCCTCCAAACCAGCCGATTTTGAACAGGTGCGGTTCGGGTTCGGCATTCGTGTCGGGCAAGTATTGCTGATATGCTTCGTAGGGTTCGTTCGGCAGGATGGTGACAGCCTTGTTGAGCAGGCGTATCTTCTGCGCCAAGTGTTCGGTCGTCGTGGTCACATGGTCAGCCAAGCGGATATGCTCTCGGATTTGCTCGTCCAATTTGGTGGACAGGTAGTGACGATACATGATGTGCCCCGATTCCAGCACCCAGTAGTCGTCGAGGTCCAAGATTACCTTCGCCCCAAAGGCCGTGAGAGCCTCGTAGACCTTCCGAATTTGCTCCAAGGTACCTTGACACCACAAGCGATTAAATAACCACACATCGACCGTCTTTAGGTCTTCATCCTTGACATTGGCGATGTTATCGACGCATACATAATCGAACTCCGTGTAGTTGTCACCAAGATATGCGTTTGGCATCTCCAAGCGGTAGAAGGAGCACCCCGTCGGGTGGGCGTTGTAAACGATGCAAATTCTCATGCAACAAAGGTACAAAAAAAAGGGCCACCCCTTGCGAGATGGCCCAGACCACTAAACCATTGCGGGGTATGAGGCCCGCAGGTCAAAGATAGTTACCCGCCCGCTATTTGCGCCGTGCTTACTGCAAATACGGAGGTCGCAATATTCAGCATGGCGTTTGGTTCCATACCCGATAGCGTGATTTCGTAGCCGCTACGGTCACCGAATGCGGTCCCAGTTCCCGCCGTTCCAGCGGTCATCTCCAACCCGTTTGCAGCCCCAAGGAACCAGTATTGGTCGTTGTTGTCCTGAACGATGACATACACCCTTGCCCTTGCGAGCAGGAGCAATTCGTTGCGGACGGTGGTCTGCAGTTTGTTGATTACGAAGGTGACTTCGGGGGCGTAGAAGATGGTCCCGTTTTCGCTGGATGCGGTCACGGTTTCGGTCATGCTTGATGTGGCCTTTGTGAGGTCATACTCAAACCATGAACCCGATGTCGAGGTCGGGATGAAGCCCGTCACCTGGCCGCTGGCATTGCTGCTGACCGAGCCGCTTGGGACGAAGGCTTTGACAAAGACTGTTTTGATACCGCCAACCGAGTTGCGGCATCCGAGGGCGTAGCCCGTAGTTAAGGAACAAGACATAGTGTATATTTATTTTGTGAGTTGCAAGAATAAAAAGCGGGGGGCAGTTACCCACCCCCCTTACACTTAGGCCAAGCGGAAGTCAACCATGAAGTCTGGATACGCAAAATTCACTCCTAGCTTAAAGGCAGCCTGCCAGCGGATAGAGTCGTTGTCCCTTGAATGCCAAATCGAAAACTGCTCTTCGTCGGAAAGCAAGTCACTTCCTACGAACAAATTGCCGAGATAAGTGCAGACGATGCGGTTGGTGTTGGTCAGACCTGGGACTGCAACGACACGGACATTTGTGCCAGGGTAGATGATATCGCCATCGGCCATGCCCTGCAAGTCAACCTGGTTGTACATAACACCAGCCTGCTTTTTGAAGGCTCCAATCAAGGTGCGGAAGTTGTTCCAACCGCAGAAGATTACGAGGTCGGTCTTGGTCAAGATGGCCTGCGGGATGTCGTTGTAAATTTTGTCAAAGATTCCGATGATGTTGTTGTCTGTGATACCAACGGAAGCCGATACAGGAGTCCAAGTGGTAGAGGAAGCGTTGGCGAGAACCGTAGAACCCGATGCAGCGTTCAGCAGTTGGTTGACACCGCTGAAGTAGGCGTTACCCTGCCAAATGGCGGTTTCCAAAGCCTCGGCGATGCGGAGTGCTTTCTGCTCGGAGAAAGCCTGCTCGAATGGAACGCTATCGTAGTTGGAACCAGCGGTCAACTGGGATTGAATCCAGTATTGTTCCAAAGAGCGGGGGCAGAGTTCTTCCTGAATCTTCATACGGCCAACGGTGATATTACGCTGGGTGAAGGTGGTGGTTCCTGAAGAAGTCCATCCGCAAGTGTCACCGCCTGCAATAGCGGCATCGGTGTCCATCAAGTTGAGGGCAGCGGACGACTTGATACCAACTTGCTTGGTGAACAAGGCAGCGGAACGAGCGGCGAATACCGCTTTCGTGATGAGGGGGAGCCGCTGCTGCTCGGTGTAAGTAGTCAGCGGGGAAACGAATGAATAACTCATGGTTTTGTTTTAAGGGGGTTAAGGATTAATTGGATTTTTTGAGAGTTTGGATTGCTTGGGCGAGTGCATTGAAGTTCTGCGTTGCAGCGGCCTTCCGCTGCTCCACGATGGCAGAGGCGGTTGGCTTGGGGGCTTCGGAGGGGAGTTCGGCAACCTTTTCTACGATGTCGGTCATGGTTTCCATCTGCGAGGCAAATGCGGACATTTTCTCCTTCATCTTGCCCATTTCAGCGTAGGCGGCCTTGAGTTCCTCCATGATGCTGACCAAGTGCTTCTTGACGATTTCTTCAACCATCAACGGGTCCACCATTGGATAGCCTTCGGCGATTTCACTCACCACTTCACCCGCAACTTCGGGGGTTATTTCAGCGGCAACGGCGACTTCCTCGGCAGGTGCTGGGGCTTCGGCCACGACGACTTCGGTGATTTTGCCACCTTCGGTCTTGATGACACCAACGCCCTCAACTTGATGCTCACCATCGGGGGCAGGAAGGGTTTCGTCTTCGGTGATTACATAAACGGCGGTACCTGCAACGAGGTCGCCGTCCACTCGTACAACGGTTCCATCCACCAACTTGTAGTCGGCGAAGGATTGCTTTTGGGTTGTGAACTTGCGGAGTTCAGTCCGCAAAGTGTCAATGGCTGATTTTAGGTTCATAGATTAAAGGGATTTGTAGGTTGGGTTGATATGTTGCAAAAAGTTCGTCAAATCGTCTGCAAGGCCAGCGAGTGCGACCTCCAGTTCAGTCCCCGTGTTCTTCATGCCGAACAAGCCCTCCACGGAGAAACCCTTGAAGGCGTGGCGATTCTCCCACACCTCGTCGTTCTCCACCTTGAAAGACCCGAACCAAGAGCCGTCGGGGGTGTCCTCGTAGCCTTTGGGAGCAAGTACGCCCCGCTCGGTGTCGGTGATGTAACTCTCGAACATGAACACGCCATCGAGTTCAGCGTTGTGGTAAGCGTTCACATTGTGCTGGTTTCCTTGCTTGAAGTACTTCTGCACGATTTTGCGGATGGTCGCCTTGTCAAACACGACATAGTACTCCCCGTAGGTGTCGTCCTTCCGATAGATGGGAGTATCGGCCAGCATCAGCGGTCCCGTCAGCACCCTGCGTTCCCCCGTTTCAGCGAATCGCTGCGGGGTCTTAGCGAAGGCTTGGAAGGGTTTCTCAATCGCAGGCATATCAACGAGGGCGACAAACTGCACGCCTTCGTCCACTTCGTCCACGGTCATTCGGTACACGGGAAGTTCCATGGTGGTATATGTAGGAACTACCCCAATGTTGCAAATTCGGACAAGCGGCGCACCCTGCTGGTCGTCTGCTGAATGTCCCGCTCAACGACATAGGCCCGCATGGGTTGGGAGCCTTGGCCTTGGCCGTTCCCAAAGGAGGATAGGTCGGTCGTGTTGGGGTTTGCAAAGATGGGGGGAGCAGAAGCCCCACCCGCACCCGTAGGCATCGGTCCGCCAGGTGAAGGCACACCGCCTCCTTCCCCGCCGCTTGTGATAGCCCTGCCTGCTTGAATGCCCGCCGCCGTGATGGACGCAATGCGCAAGCCTGCACGAATCTTGGCCATAGTGTTAAACGCTTTCAGTTGTGCAATGCCCGCCGCTCCCGCCGTCACGACATTCGCAGGGTTGGCCGCCGCCATGACCGCATTGGCCGCCATTTCTTTGTTTAGGTTTACGATCACATTGGCAATCGCTGCACCTTTCTCAACCGCCAAGGCCGCAATGGCCAAGCCTTTGTTCTCGTTACCAAATGCGGCGAGCGTCTGCCCGATCGCGGCAAGCGAATCAAAAGTCACCTGCTCCTTGTAATCCGCAACCGCTTTCTCAATGTTCTTGCGTTCTTCGGCGTTCTTGCGGTCGTGTTCAAGGATGGCATCGCTTTCGGCAAAGTAGGCTTCGGCAAATGCGTTAAAGTCAGCGGTCTGCTGGTCCAATAACGCTTTCTCGTAGGCCACCGAATCGGCCTCCGCTTGGAGTTCAGCAGCGGCAAGGATGGCGAGGCGTTCGTTCTCTGCGATCCGATCTGCAATGGCTTTGTCACGAGCGGCTTTGCGTTTAGCGTCAGCAGCGATGAGGCCGTCGGTGTGGGCTTCGTATGCGCTGCGGTATTTCTCCAACTGCACCTCTTGATCCTTCAACGCCTGCGCCTGCTCCGCTGCCCGTTGTTTTGGGTCGGGTAGGTTCAAGTATCGACGGACCGCTGCGGTGAGGTCATCCCACTTGGCTATCAATAGCCCGATGGCTGCGACTGCTGCACCGATACCCGTTGCAAGGAGGGCGATGCGGAACGCCTTCATCGCTCCCGTGCTGGTTCCCACCGCCACGGCGTAGAGTGCCTGCGCCGCTGCTTGGCCTTGGGTTATCAAGATGGAATCCTTGTTCAGCAGGTTGGCCACCTGTTGCACCCCGTTAGCGAGGGCCATGGCCGCTTGGACTTTGACCAAGGACTTTTGGAGTTCTTCTTCCTCCGCTCCGAATAGTGCCGCTGCACCCTGGGCGATTTGGAAGCCAGCAGTAATACCTTGGATGGCCCCGACGAAGGTGTCAATGGTTCGGGTGTCCGATGCGAGGTTTTTGATTCGCTCCTGCGTGTCCCCGATTTGGTCCTTGAGCCGTCCCGCTTCTTTCTCCATCTCACGGAATGCCTTCGTTCCGTCTTGGCCTGCAAGGGCCATGTCCGCAAGGGTCTTCTGCAATTCCCGCAGGCGGGTCTTTGCGCTGGTCGTGCCAGCGGCGGTGCTATCCTTGAGGCCAACCTCAAGTACAATTTCTTTGGTTACATCTGCCATGGTTATCCTTCGGAGGGTAGTTCGGGGTTTACAGGGGGTTCATAGCTTGGGTCAACAGGGTCGGGGTCAATCGGGCCGTTGAACAGGAATTCGGGGTCGCTTGCAATCGGTGTGGTCGTGGTGGCAGCAAACTCGGTCAGGTTGAGAATGCGTCGGAGCGTCACTCGGCACGGCTTCATCTGCCCGACGAGGTAGTCCCGAATCTCCAGCAGCCTCCACCGAATCCCGCCGTAGTACACGGGCTTGCGGAAGTCAAGTTGGTAGATGTCCACGGAGGATAGCAGCATCGTGAGTTCCAACTGCAAGGCTTCCTGACTGACCGTTTCGTTGATGTAGTTGAGCCAATAGGTGTTGTAGAGGTTGTTGTTGGTGTAGGCGTACGGGTTGCCACTTGCGTTCACGGCGTTGTAGTACACCAACCTTGGCTGCCCGAAGGTGAGGTCCACATTCGGGGCGTAGGGGTTGTCAATGTGGGATATGAATGGCAAGGCGGTTATCGGGGTTGTTGCAGCAAACCCGTCCTCTTCAAGACCGAACCAATAGAGCCAAGGGGATTGACCCGTGATGCGGTTGTATTGGGCGATT